CAGGGGGTTAAGCTCAATCTAACCAAGGATTGAGACGTCGACTTAAGTTTGGTCATTGTACCACTTTTCAACACGTTCGTCGAAGGACATGTCAAGGGCTGGAGCGTAAACTCCGGTTTGTTGTGCTACTCGTTTCATTTCTTCCATTCGAGTCTCGAATTCTTTGCGACCATGGGCAAAGAGTTCGTGTGCCGCTGTGGCAAACACAGATTGTGCTACACTCTCGCGAGATGCAGACTTACTTTTCACGTTCATGTGAAAAGGTTTGAAAATTGATTCAATCGAAAGTGCGCCAAGTTCTCTATCAATCTCCGGTATGTAATGGGAGCGCCTTTTAAGGAAATCGGCTTCTTCTTCCTTTAGAAATGGGGTGATTTCATCCGATTTGTCCGGCTTAGTAATCTTGACATCATACTGTGCCAAATATGCTCGTTGAGAGGAAAAATTGTATTCAGCATGACTTTTCTTCACAGATCCAATATTATCATCTCCATATTTGATACTACTAACACAGTCGCGAAAACTCGGTTCGCATGGATAGACAGAAAAGAATCCCAACCTATCATATAACGCACCAGCGGCATTGTTCACATGCACTGTTAGTGTCCCTCCGGACACATTCATATTGTGTGCCATGAACATATTTCCGTTAGCGTCAATAACAGGTTGGATACTGTCTTGCACCAATGTTGTCATGATAGCGATATCCTCATCCGAATAGTCGCATGCCCTCGCAATATCAATAAAACCACAGTACACTGCGGTCGTAATTTGCGAAGACATACGCATATCAAACTTCGAATAATCCCAGCCAAAAACTAGACTATCACGTTTCCACGATCCATCAGGCTCTTTTTCAACATTCTGGAATGCGTGAGACATCAAATCTTGCCACTCGGAACTCAGTGCATTTATACCTACAGCTGACTCCGACAATGTGGGATGTGTACAAATGAGTCGAATTATAGGCAAAAAGTACTTCCGCATAATTAATCCATACGCGAAAGGACCAGCCGTAAAAACTCTCACTTTATCACTTCCTAAAGCAACTGCCTCGTCTTTCAAACATCCACCAAATATTGGATATCCCCGTTCATTGTTCCTATAACATTTCAATAAGCGGTTATATTCATAGAGCAGTTCAGGAACCATCTCCATTGACAAAATCTCATTCTGAGGTCCTCTTTTGATATCAAGATATCGC